AGGGTCGCGACTTGCAGCAAGTTCAGCGATAAGACGCGGACGGCGGTCTGCGGGAATGCGGTATCCCTCAGTCTCCATTGCGTCGAGTTCACGACTGAACTTTTCGCGAGCGAGTTCCGAGCGCATTGACTGGAGTTCTCGCGACATCCGCGAGTTCTCCCGACGCATGGCGATAAAGTCGCCACCCTCACGCGGACGGCTGTAGCGCATCGCAGGGAAAACTTCTTCGGATTTGTCCTCGTCCTCGTCCTCGTCCTCCTCGTGGGAAAACTCGACTTCTTCAGACTCGTCCTCAGCAAATTGAGATTGGATCATGTCATCGGCTGACATTTCGTCTTTTTCGTCCTCTGAATCGTCGGCCTCAAAACGCTTCTTGAACTTTTGGTCGATTTCGTCCATTGAAGCCTTGAGCGCGTCGAGTTCAGCGCGCATATCGTTGTCATCAGGCATTTGGTTTTTCTCTTTCGTAGAGGGGATGAATGTGGAGAGTCCTCCGCCGACAGTCCCCATGTCGAAACGAAGTGGGCGAGAAAAAGTCACAAGTTCGCCCTTGCGTACAAAGTGAGTGTCAGGAAGCGGTCGGCGCGGCGTTTCTCGCCCGAGCAGCGCAACTTCCGAAAGGTGATTGTGGTCCTGCCAAATCTCTGCGGAGCGACGAGGAAATGCGTTTGTGGCGAGCAGTTTTTCAAACACGCTCCGCTCAACCTCGCAGTCTCCGACAATGTAGGCCACTCCGCCGCGCTCCTCGTAATTCACCTTCGTGAATCGTCCCACACTCGATTTCGGCTCGTTTCCGTCTCGCTCATGCATTACGACGAGGCGAGGGAACGAACCCTTGTCCATGTACTGCTGCGTACTTTCGACAATCTCGCGCACACGAGCGTTGTCGAACTTCTTGAGTTCGTCATCATTGTCGCCGTCGATTTTTGCGTCATAGGCGCAGAAAACTTCAAGGTCGTGAATTACAACCTTGTCGCCATCGTCGGTGATTTTGTGTGAGGGGGTGGTCATACGAATCGGTAGAACGCGCCCATTACCTGAGGAGCAGGTGATTGGAATTGTAACTGAATAATGTCCGCGCCCATTGTGTCAACGGAAACACTTGCCATTTCAAGACCCGCCGAAGCCCCGATGTAAGTTTTTGGTAGCACATTAACGAGCAGCCCTGCGCTTAGGACAATGAGAGCCATTGGGACGGTGTCGCTTGCTGCATCAATTGAAAATACTGGCTGTGTACCCGTAGTCCGCGTCAGGCTAAATGACGCGAGGACTTGCGGAATGTACCACTCGTGACCATCAACAGCGGTGTAGTGGTTGTATCCAACTACACGCATACCCATTACTGTTGAGGTAGCGGTGGTGCAATACGGGCTGAGTACAAGAAATTGATTCCCGTACCCTACGCGATTAATAATCGCGCCTGTGGGAACGGTTTCCGACGGTTGCGTTACAGCGTAGGTCGTACCCATTCCCGAGGCAGAAACCTTGGCTAACCGATTCTGTGGATATATGGTGAACGCTTCAGGCATGGGAAAATTGTATCACCCTGCAATAAATCCTGCGTCGGGAACTAACCCGTTTGCTACCAATGCTTCCCGAATCCCGTTTTTGGTCTTGATGGCTGCAAAGTTCGGATTACCGTCCTCGTCGCACAGACCCTCGTTGACGGCGGTAGAAATTGGGATCGGGGTCCACGAGCAGCGGCAATTGAATCCAAGCGGGGTGGCAATGCCTGTTTGGTCAATCTGATCGACGGTTGCAATGTAGCCGTCAAAGGCTCGATGCGTTAATCGGGTTCGTGGGTCCTTGGTTGAGCGAAACCGCAAGAGCGGGACGAATTTCCGCACGAGGTCATCGCGGCAAATATCTAGGCGGCCTTGCGACTGCGCTCGGTTGATGTTGGTTCGGTAGACCGTTTCAAGCCGAGCCTCGGTGAGATTTGTGGCGGTTTCAAGAATTGTGTGCGCGACAAAGTCACCCACGCCCATCTCCTCGACCTTTTTACCCGCAACAGACACGGTCACATCCCCCCGAATCGCCGCTGCAAGGATGTTTTTTGAGGTTTCAACCTGCTCCATCGTCATCCCCGTGACGAAAAAGGACCCTTGCACTACCGCTTGCACCGTAGGGTTTCGACGCTTTTTGACTTCGTCAGAAGCGTCAGGGGGCAGTTCCTCAACCCGCGCCTGCGTCTTTCCTCGGATGAGTTCAGCGAGGTCAGGGGAGCGCAGCATGATACGCGAGAGCGCGTTCGCGGCTTCATCGTCTCGTACTTCGGTTGCGGACTGGAGAGCGTGAGCAATTAACGCTTCCCACTTTGCGCGGGTCAGCGGCAAGAGACGAATAAAACGCTCGATGACTTCGCGAGCAGGGCCACCCGCAAATTGCATCGTGATGCTTGAGATCTCAGTCCGCGACGGCGGCTCGTATCGCAGCGTGTCGATGTCGCGAGCAAATGTCGCAGACGGCGGGGTGATTGCGGGTAGCGGCACACCTGACGCACGAGCGGATGTCAACGCTCCCGCAGCCCACGACGCAAGTAGGAGAGCGGCGGTCGCCGTCTTCCACACCTCCCAGTACTCGGTTGAGTCCTTGCCCTCTACTTGTGCCGCAATCGCACGGCGGTACGCATCCTCGCCATATTCAACGAGGGCGGTCCACCCGCTATCCGCCTGTGATGGTTTGCCTACCACCATGATCGCCGCGAAAATGCCTTAGGTGCGCCCTCGGCGGGTTCTACACCTTCGGCAGGCGCAGGAGACTCTTTGAGCCACCCCGCTATTTGATCCTGCGGCGAGTCTGCGGTCGCGGCGGCAACGCTCGCAGGCCCACCGAGGGTTGATTCATCCGCCTGAGGCTCTGACAGGCCAAGGAGGTCGCGCACCTCGCGGACTGACACTTTGCCGCCAAGTTCGACGAATGACTTAATGGCTTCAAGTCGCTCTTTTGGATCAGGTCGCTCGGGAGCAAACTCAAATCGCAAGCAAGCAGCCTCGTCAGCAGACGAGCCGAGCATTTGTGCCACAACGCGCACAAAGTCGAATGTCATCGAGTCCGCAAGAGCGTCGGCGTGGTAGCGAATAATGCGCGAAAGCGTATCGGCGTGAAGGGACGCAACACCCGACCCCATGCCTGTTCCGCCTGCCTCACTCGACAAACTTTGGCCGACAATCGACTCCTTGATTTTGCCGCTGAACCAGTTGACGAGTTCAAGGAAAACCGTTGCTCGGCCTGCGTTCGGCTCCAAGATTTCGACATCGTAGAGTTTGTCGGTTCCACTCATAGGGAGCAACACCGAGTTGTCGTTGGTCAAATTCGCAAGGACATTCTCCATCATCTCGCGGCCCTGATCCTGCCCGAGCGGATATCGCCCGATGCGGATACCCATCGCATACCGCTCGGCGTAGGTGATTGCGTCTTGCAGGATTTCCTGTTTGGCAAGCCACATGAACCAACAGACATCACGCGCTCCCACGCCGCGATAAATTGACTCGGATGAGGATGGGTCATTGAAGTCAGGGGCGTTGATAAACACCCTGTGCAAAACAATGGCTTGTCTCTCGTCCTCATTAAAGATGTGGACGCGGCTGTCGAATCCGATGTTTTGGGCTGATGGACCGTGCGCTGAGTAGTCGGATCCGACTCGCATTGCGAGGTTGCCGCGTTGATCGTAAGCGAGCGTGTCGGGATGAAACGGATACCACTCTTTGATTTTGAAACCAAGCCGCTTGTCTCGCTCGTACACGAGGTTGCAGGCCGCATTGCCGTACCAAACAGCCTCGTGCATTGCTCGGACAAAGTCGCTTCGGCGCGGCATTTCTGCAAAGACTTTTCGCACACGAGTGGCGAGTTCAACTCCCTTTTCATCCGTCTTATCGTCGCACACGACTCCCCATTCAAGGCTCGCGAGGGTCACCTGTAACGAACGCAGGACACCTTCGATGTCCGCGTCTGCGCGCATCATCTGCTGATATTGCGGGTTTAGCCTGTAGGCGAGACTGCTGTTTTTCAGCAGTTTGTCGGCGGTCGTAAAGAACGAACGCTGCACTTCGACCGAGGTCGCAAGTGGAGCAGTTTGTCCACGATCAACTGGCGCGGGTAGGGGCTTGCGTGGACGCTGTTCGGGGGTGAGGCCGTTCGCGACAGGGTTGGGATTGGGATCTTTGTAATCAGCCATGCGTGTCTTTAGTCCCAACCCTTTTTGGGATTATTCAAATCCGCAAGCGAA